ATGGAAATAGAAAACAAAGAATACGAACGTCTCCTCCATATTGAGCAACTTTTTCAATATTTGTTAGAGCATACAAGCGATTTTATTTACATTAAAGACAAGTATTTTAGATTTGAATATGTGAGTAAAATCTTTGCAGAATTGACTCGACACAAGAACTGGAAAGAGATGGTTGGAAAAACTGATTTTGATGTTTTCCCGACTGAGCACGCATCTCATTATCGTTTAGTCGACACAGAAGTAATGGCAGGAAATCCTGTAGATTCACATCAAGAAACCTACAATGATTTAAATGGGAATCTCTGTTGGGTTAGTACCAGCAAGAAAAAAATCGTTTCTAACGATAATCAACTAATTGGATTATTTGGTATTAGTAGAGATATTACATATGAAAAGAGACTGGAATTTAGTATAAAAGAACGTACTGTTCGCCTTGAAGAAGCAAACCGAAAGCTTGAACAATTAAGTAAAATTGACGGGCTGACTAAAATCAGCAATCGAAGATATTTTGATATTAAATTAGATGAAATATGGAGAGAGTATTCTAGATTAGGACATCCAGTATCAATCATATTGATAGATATTGATTATTTCAAAAGATATAATGATATATATGGACATCAAGCAGGAGATCATTGTCTTTGTTCAGTCGCTGGTGCTTTGAAAAATCAGGCAAAAAGGGTTAATGATATAGTAGCACGCTACGGTGGAGAGGAATTTGCAGTTATCAGCTGTACTGATATTGACGATGCATTTGAGCTGGCGGAAAAAATGCGTCTGGCTGTGCAGTCGCTTTCTATAGAGCATAAATTATCAGATAAAAAAATTGTATCAATCAGCTTAGGTATCGCTTCAACTATACCGTCAAGAGATAAAGATATAAGCAGTTTAATAGAAAAAGCTGATCAAGCTCTTTATGAAAGCAAAGGAAATGGCAGAAATAAAACCAGCAAAAGCTGTAATGCATAACAAACCGCTGCACACCGACCGCGCAAGCGCGGCGGGTGAGCGGAAGCGTTATGCAGTTATTTGAACATGGATGAAAAAGTGATTATTAGAAAAGTAACAGTCGAAGATGTAGAGTCAGTATTGTCATTAATGTACCAATTAGATCGAGAGTCTAAATTCATGCTGCTTGAACCAGAAGAAAGGACAACCACACTGGAGCAGCAAATCCAAATTATTCACTCATTCAATGATTCATCTAATAAGGTGATGTATTTACTGACCAATGATGAAAAGGCTTTTGGTTTCATTGTCGGTGTGGCTTTGTTGCGTAAATCGATGGAACTAAATCAATAGCTTACGATCTGATCGGCTACATTCATTCACTCTGTAGCCTCATGCCGAAACCACGTTACAAAACAAACAACTGGAAACAATACAATCAAGCTCTCATCAATCGTGGTTCTCTGACTTTTTGGATGGACGAAGAAGCGATAAGTGAGTGGAAACAAGGGAAGCAGAACAAGCGTGGGAGACCTCGTGTTTTCAGTGATTTAGCCATCACTACTGCTTTGATGGTAAAGCGTATCTTTTCCATGCCACTGCGTGCTTCGCAAGGCTTTATGGATTCCGTTTTTCAACTTGCCCAACTCTCACTGCGCTGCCCACACTACAGTTGTATCAGTCGTCGAGCCAAAGACGTTAACGTGAGTTTCAAAACAAAAACCAAAGGACCGATTCAGCACCTTGCTATCGATGCTACTGGCCTCAAGGTTTATGGTGAGGGTGAGTGGAAAGTCAAAAAACATGGCACGGATGGTAAACGCAGAGTGTGGCGAAAATTACATCTCGCAGTAGATACAAGTACACACGAAATTATTGCCGCAGAGTTGAGCTTATCTTCGGTCACTGATGCAGAGGTGCTGCCTAACTTGCTCAAGCAAACACGGCGAAAAATCCTTGAGATATCAGGCGATGGTGCTTATGACACAAGGGGTTGCCACGCAGCAATCCGCATTAAACGAGCGATAGCGCTCATCCCTCCACGAGAAGGCGCAGCATTCTGGGAGCGAGGTCATCCAAGAAACTTAGCGGTGGGTTGTCAAAAGTTATACGGTTCGAATAAACATTGGAAAGAGCGGTATGGCTACCACAAGCGTTCACTATCCGAGACGGCGATGTATCGCGTGTGATAAGAGACTAGAGAAATGAACAAAAAGAAAGATTAGGGATTTGGCGGGAATTTGGCGGATCAAATTGGATCGATATCTTTAAAAGATCTAGGAACGGCGCGGGGTTTGAGGTGATGAGCTTCAAACCCCGCTTTGTATTTTGGCTTTTGAGCAATTCTTTTGTGTTTTGAGCAATCCTCTTTAAAAGTTCATTTTAAGACTATTGAAATGAGCATTAGAGCGCGCATCGCAAAAAGGCTTTAAAACCGCTTTAAAGCTTTAAATCAATCGCCGATGTCTTTGGCGATGTGAACTACCTGACCGACCACATCAAACTGGTGCTGTTCCTGTTTTGGAATATCCACCGGGCTATAAAAAGCATTGTCGCTTATCAGCCGCCATGTTCCTAACATGGATTGGTACCGCTTCACAAAAAGCTCATCACCATTCCTGAAAATATAGATGTGTCCATCTTGCGGCTTGTTCCTAGCCATGTGAACTACGAGCGTATCATTGTTGTGGATCGTAGGCTCCATGCTGTCGCCTTTTGCCCACACGATCGCTAAATCCTTTTCGTTGAACCCTCTATAGTTCAGCCACTTACGGCGAAACGCCAGATACCTAGTCGGCTCCATGTTCTCTGGGTTAAGCGCGCCGTGACCTGCTGAAACCTGTATCCGATAGCCAGGTATCATCACGAACTCATCCATTAGGCTCGGCATCGCATATTGCTTTGCGGGTTCTTCAACGCCTGATACCACACGCAGCTTGCCAGTGGCTAGCCACTCAATTGACACATTCGCTTTCTCGGCAAGAGTGATCAGGTTTTCGAGCGTTGGGGAACTAACACCGGACAAATAATTGTGCAGCGTGCTGTATGAAATCCCAGTCTCTTTGGCGAAAGCTCTACCGCTCTTCCCACCTAGAACATTGAGCAACCTCTCAGAAAAAGTAGTTCCTTTTCCCTGTTCAGGAAAAGGAACTGAGTTCCCATTCCCTTCTTTTTGTTCCTTTTCTTGATAACTCATTGATTATAAACGCCTTAAATTGGTTTAAATAAAGGATCAGTAAGAACAACAAAAGGAACAACTTTTAGTTGACTAGTTCCTTTTATTGATCAAAACTGTTCCTAAATTAACTAAGTGAGTCAACTTAGTGAACTAACTAACTGTCAATGATGGCAGAAATTTCGAGGAATAGGAATGGAGCGCACAGATTTACACCGAGCAGACATCATTGCCGCGCTGAAAAAGAAAGGCATTTCAATGAGCGCTTTGAGTCGTGATAACGGGCTTGCATCCACAACTTTAGCTAATGCGTTAGAGCGTCCTTGGCCGAAAGGCGAACGCATCATTGCGCAAGCTCTTGGCATGCAGCCTTGCGAGATTTGGCCAAGCCGTTACCCAGACTTACGTAAAGCGGGGTAACTGCCATGGAATGGTTCGTTATTAAGGATCTTATTGGTCTTTCCGACATGCCAGCCACAGAACGTGGTATCCGCAAGCATGTAGAACAGCTAGCGGAAGAAGCAGGCGTTGAGCGCCGCAGAAGACAAGGTTCAAAAGCCTTTGAATACCCAGTAAGCATTTTGTCACCCAAGCAACAAGCCGCCCTCCTAAAGAAAACGGGCAAGGTCAAAGTTGGTGAGCAAGTCATCAACCTGCCAAAAGCAAAGGCAGAGAAAACCTATTGTCGCGAATCGCTGTGGGCATCGTGGGGTAAAACCAACGACAAAACCAAGCAGAAAGCACAACAGGCCTTGCGCTGCGTTCAAGCAGTGAAAGCGTTGGAACAAAACGGCATCAACCGAATGCACGCATACCAAACCGTGTGTGATGAATACGGGATCCCACTTTCAACGCTGCGCCGTCACGTTGCCAAAGTGAAAGACATTGACGAATGCGACTGGCTACCTGCGCTGCTCACCAAGCACTTTGAAACCGCGCAATTGCGCAAGGTGGAGCACTTTGCCCACATCACGCCAGAGGCTTGGGAGTTCTTCAAAGGTGATTACCTTCGCCTGGAGCGCCCAACCATGAGCGTGTGCTACGAGCGCCTAAAGAAAGTGGCAGTGCAAAACGGCTGGGCAATCCCAAGCCTGAAAAGCCTCAGCCGCCGCCTAGAAGCCGAAGTGCCTATCCAAGCGCGCGTCATGCTGCGCGAAGGTGAGCACGCCTTGCACCAAATGTTTCCGCCGCAAGAGCGCAGCGTGCTTGAGCTGCATGCCCTCGAATGGATTAACGGAGACGGCTACCAACACAACGTGTTTGTGCGTTGGTTCAATGGCGAAATCGTGCGCCCTAAAACATGGTTCTGGGCTGATGTTTACAGCCGCAAGATTCTGGGTTGGCGCTGTGATCTCAGCGAAAACACAGACAGCATCCGCCTTAGCTTTATGGATGTGATCGAGCGCTACGGCATACCCAAGCACATCACCATTGATAACACCCGCGCGGCGGCAAACAAGTGGATGACGGGCGGCGTGCCGAATCGTTACCGCTTCAAAGTAAAGCCAGACGACCCGAAAGGCCTGATGACCATGTTAGTCGGTGAGCGAAACATCCACTGGACAAGCGTGATCCTCGGTAAAGGTCATGGTCAGGCTAAGCCCATCGAGCGTGCGTTTGGTGTGGGTGGCCTTGAAGAGTACATCGACAAACAACCGATTAACGCAGGCGCTTATACAGGCCCGAGCCCAATGGCGAAGCCAGATAACTACGGCGACAAAGCCATTGATGCGGATGTGTTCCTAAAGTCCATCGCTCTCGGTGTGGAAATGTTCAACCAAAAGAGCAACCGCAATAACGAAGTGTGTCGAGGCTTTATGAGCTACGAAGAAGCGTTTAACGCCAGCTACCAAAGCTCGCCGATTAAAAAAGCCACCAAAGAGCAGTTGCAAATGCTGATGCTCTCGGCAGAGGCAAGCCGAGTATCGCGCCACGGCACCATCACGCTCGATGCGGGTGGCACGTTGGCAGGTCGTAAAAACCGCTACTTCAACGAGGCAATGATGAACTACATCGGCCAGAAGCTAATCGCGCGTTTTGACCCAAGAAAGCTTTATGAATCAGTAGAGATTTACACCTTAAACGGCGTTCACCTCTGCACTGCTGAATGTATTGAGAAATCTGGATTCGGCGATACCCAAGCCGCAAGAGAACAGAAACGCAAGACCAAGCAGTTCACTAAGCATCACAAAGCAGCGGCTAAGGCTAAGCGAGAGCTGGAAGCCTTGGAAGTGGCCGCGATGATGCCAGAGCCGCAAGAAGAAGTGATCCCAGAAGCGAAAGTTGTCGAGGTATATCGTCCTGTCGCTATCGGAAACACCGCCGCCGCGATTCGCCCGCAAGAGCAAATCGAAACGGAAGAAGATTTGGAAGCGAACTACCAAGCCAGCGTTGCCAGCCTGATGGCTCAACGCCTGAAAAACCGACTTTAAACCACCGTTAAACGGAGATAAAACCCATGAAAAACGTCGTTGCCTTACAGAAGGCGGAAGTCAAGAACACCACAGTGGTGATGGATATTAGCGCCTTGATTGAAGCGAAAGCCGTCACGGGTGCGCAAATCGCCAAAGAGATCAGCGTATCTCCTGCCACGCTAAGCCAAATCATGAAAGGCACCTACGCGGCAGACCCAAGCAACGTGATCGACAAGCTGGAAAAGTGGCTGCGCATGCGTGAACAGCGCCAGTCTACCCCGAACGTCAACCCCGGCTTTGTCATGACAGAGACGGCCAAGCAAATCATGGCTGATCTGACTTACGCGCAAATCACCGAATCCTTCGCCGTTATCTTTGGTGCAAGTGGTGTCGGCAAAACCGAAACCGCGCGTGAATACCAACGCAGCAACAACAACGTGTGGATGATTACCGCAAGCCCAAGCCGCGCAAGCCTGACTGAGTGCCTGTATGAACTCGCGATGGAACTCGGCCTAGACCAAGCGCCACGCCGCAAGGGGCCGCTATCACGCGTTATTCGCCAGCGCCTGCTTAACAGTGAAGGCCTAGTGATCATTGATGAGTCAGACCACCTTGATTACCCAACCCTAGAAGAGCTGCGCATCCTGCAAGAAGAGACAGGCATCGGCATGGCACTGCTCGGCAACAACAAGGTGTACACGCAACTGACAGGCGGACGCCGCAATGAAGACTTTGCGCGCCTGTTCTCACGCATCGCCAAGAAGCGCGGCATTCACAAAGCCAAGAAGTCAGACGTGAAAGCCATCGCGCAAGCATGGAACGTCATGGGTGAAGAAGAGCAAGCGCTGATGCAGCAAGTCAGCGAGCGCCCAGGTGCGCTGCGTCTGCTCACCAAAACCCTAAAACTCTCTGTGATGTACGCCAACGGCAAAGCGATGGATACCACCCTGCTGCGCAAAGCCTTCGCAGAACTAACAGCCAACGAGTGAGGAAGTTATGGCCAGCAAACGAGCAAACAAATATGTGTTTCGCGGCGCGGTTGGTTTAACAGCTATCGCCCGTGAACACGGCAACGGAATGCTACCGCAAACACTAAGACAACGCGTTTGTCGCATGGGGTTAAGCATTGAAGAAGCATTAGGTATTGAGCAGCTAATCGGCGTGCGCAAACCAGATTTACTTCATCCACTTTGGAAACTGGCGCTAGGCATCGCAGCATAGGACAACACCATGAACAAACATGAAACCTTACTCAAAGCGGTTGGCCGCTTGAACTTCCACCACTGCTTTGTGCTGCGCACCAACAGCGTAACCAAAATGCCAGTGATTGAAATCGCTAACCCTTGCGGCGCTATCGCTCAGCGGCTTATGCGCGATGCCGTGGAAGTTACCGAGCTGCGCCACGGCACGCTAAACAAAATGTATGTCACCAAGTTCTGCGGGTGCCTCGTTCGCTGGTGGTCAAGCGAGTGCCAGCATTATGTCGGTAACACAGTGATCAATTCACAAGAGAACCAGCACGAGAAGCACTCGTTCTGGAAAACATTGCAAACACTACGGAGTTGGAAATATGGCAAAGCTCACTCTTACGTTTAAGCAGGAAGAGGATCCGCACGGAGAACCCTCCGTTCTTGTCCAGTGGCAAATCGAAAACTGCGAAGACGAAAACATGGGACTGCTTGCAAAAGCAGTGAAAGACAAACTGTACCAAGACTTAAAACACGTATTTGACAAAGCTAACGGAGTTCAAAATGCAATCCACTAACGAAACCCAAACCAAAGAAACCCAAGCGCCACAAGGTTGGAAGCTAGATCGTAAAGGTCGCTTGGTTCAGGAAGCCAATATCGATCCTTATGACATCGAGATGGATGCTTTCGTGATGAAACACGTCAAGAAAGCATTGGAAATTCAAGCGCTGCTGCGAGATTTCAAGAAAGAAGTTTATGAGGATTGCTGCGCATTCCAAGAGCTAATCGCTGAAAAGTACGACACCAAAATTGGTGGCAGTAAAGGCGGAGTTTCATTTACTTCGTTTGATGGCAAAAAGCAGATTCGAATCTGTGTTCAAGACCGCTTGGTTCTTGGGCCTGAGCTTAAAGTTGCCGAAAAGCTGCTGAAAGAGTGCGGCAATGAGTGGGCTCAAGATTCTCGCCGAGAAGTTAAACCGTTCATTGATGATGCTTTTGAAACCGACAAAGAAGGTTCAATTAGCGTGAGTAAGGTTCTTGGATTCCGAAGAAAGTACAAAAACATTTCTGATGATCCTCGATGGGTTAATTCCATGGAAGCCATTGGGGATGCCATTCAAGTTGTCGGCTCAAAAACCTATCTCAATTTCAAAGAGCGCAATAGCGAAGAGAAGTACATCAACATCCCTCTCGATATCGCCAAGCTCTAAAGGTGCCGTATGGGGATTCTGCTCATAACCAAATACGGTGAAGTGGTACTGAGCCGCCATGCAGTGGATCGCTGGCGGCAAAGAACTGAGCGCAGTCTCCCTGAGTTAGTCGCGGCGGTCGCCACAGCGCGCCGCCCATCGAAAAGGGAATTGCGAAAAATACAACAGCGTGACGGCTTCCAACCCAAGCGAATACTGGAATGCGAACACGCTTACTTCATCATCGAGAACCAAGTGATCGTCACGGTTTATCACAAGAAGAAGGACATCAACCATGCATAACGAACTGCAACGCCCATTCACTTCAGTTCACTCACGTAGCGCGATTGAGCGCGAAATTGAAATGGCTGAAACCTTGATTGAACACCAAGGAACGTCAATGCCAGATAGCACCTTTGAAGATGGTTATATCTCTGCTCTGAAGTTTGTACTCAACTGCGAAGCATCCAATGTTCGCGAAGAGTTTGAAGATTTAATGGAGGAGTTGAAATCCCGTGGAGAAGCCGCTTGATGTTCACCCCGAAAGCAAGGCGGAAGAGCTGATCGAGTATCTGATGTACTTCGGGCGCTGGACAAGAGAACAGGCCATCGCCCATGCCGACAAACACTGTGGAGAGTGGCGCACCACGCCAGTACCACAAGCCAAACACTTTGAATCCATCGCCAGCGATGAAGAGGAAATAGAAGAATGAGCGAACTAAAAAGCCAACCCATCACAAAAGAGATGTGGCAGCAAATTGAACAAGAGATGTCAGAAAGTTGGGCAAGAATCGTGTTTGCCTATAAAGGCCACGAACTGACGGTTAGCCGCGTGAGCGTGTCTGAATCGAAAACGTGTCTTGAAGTCTATGTCGATGGATTAATCAAAAGTGAATGGATCAGTTTTAAAGGTGATAACTGCTTAAGTGATAAAGCGCCTGTGATCCTACCTGACGTTTGGTGCAAGAAAACCAAGGCTAAGTACAGTGCAAAGTTCAAAGTAAGAATGACCAAAATATATGGTAAGCGTGGCGTTAAAAAAGCATGCCCAGATCTTGATGAATCACTGGTGTTTTATGTGCCTAATTTTTCAAAAGCTTCCGTAGTCTGCCGTCAGTATAAAAAGCTTGACGGCATTGAGTTGGTTAGCGAGCACTTTGTGAAAGCGGAGGGGCTATGAAAACTCCAACCGTTCACGAACTAAAAATCATCCCGTTTTATTTTGAGCTTCAGCTCTCTGGCGCCAAGCGTTTCGAGGTGCGATGCAATGATCGCAACTACCAAGTTGGCGACATTCTCAACCTAAACGAATGGGATGGTGAGAACTACACAGGCCGCAGCATGACTGTTGAAGTCACCTGCATGTTAACGCCAAAAGAGTTTGACGCGATTGTGGAACCCTTCGTTCTGCTTGGCACAAGCGAAGAGTTGGAGGCGGTGCTATGAAACTCTGCCGCTGCCCGATTTGCCACAGCAACATCACCCTTGATGCGCTGATTGCCGATGATGCAGGTCGCGAGCTGCTAAGCCTAGTCGCCCAACTTCCGGACTTTGTAGCGCGCCCAATGATGGGTTACATCAGCCTGTTTCGCCCTGCAAAGTCTGACCTTTCCAACAGCCGCGCCCTGCGGCTGATTGGTGAAGTGTTGGAGCTGTACAAGGCCGATCATTTACTGGCAAGCGCGCTGATTGAATGCACCACTAAGCTGCGCGAAAAGCGCCAACAGCATGGTGATTCAAAGCCACTGGCAAACCACAACTACCTCAAGAGTGTTTATAAAACCTTGGCGGTACGCAACAACGTGGCGGTAAGTGAGCCAACCGCAAACAGCGAAAAGGCCGAGCCACCAAGAGAAGACGTCAGCGCGTGGTACGTAGAACGCGCAAACCAAATGCTCGCCCAAGGCAAAGACCCACTCGGCGAGAAAAGCCCCATCGCAGCCAAGCTGCGTGAACTTGGATGGAAAGCGTAATGAAAATTCGAATCAAAGATTTACACAAAGAACACACGGCAGTTCGTGCTGCGCGATTGATGGCAAAGGTTTATCCGGAGCATGAAACCATGATGCCAGCGTGTGAAGTTGTTTATGAAGAGTTTCCAAAACTTACGCCAGAGCAAGTTATGTGTCTTTGGTTGGGTGTGAATGCCGAAGCTCAGAAAGATGCATTAGAAGAGTAAGCGAAACAAGCAAGGTTCGCCTTGCTTGTCTGCCTAGCGTGGTTGCTAGGCACTGATGAGCAGCCAAGGGAGTTTTTATTATGTTCGGTGAATACACGCCACTAATGAAAGCAGGATTATTGCAACGCCGTATTGCAACGGGAAAGGCGCGCCTTTGTCCTGAGCTGGGGCTTGAAAAGTGGTGTCCGCACTGCGCTGAGTTCTGGCCGCAAGATACGCTGTTTTGGTCGCCCTCATCGCGTGAAGCGGATGGCCTGCAAACTTGGTGCAAAGCTTGTCAGCTCGAATACAAGAACAGCCGCAAAGCGGCTTAGGGGAAATAGAAACATGTCAGACGCAACTTATACAGAGTGTGAAAAGCTCTCTAAAAAGCGCGAGCAGGTCAATGGACTAATGGAATTTTTGGTGTTTCTAAACAAGAACGGGGTTCAGTTTGGTGAGTTCCGAGACTGCATAAACAACACGCCTTGGTTGAACCCTATTAATCTGGAACGTAATGGCGAGACTCTAGCCGCGAAGTTTCTAGGCATTGATATGGATAAAGTAGAACAAGAACGCATTCAGCTCGAGCGTTCTATTCGTTCGTAGAGGGGAAAAGATGACTCTATTCGAAGGTGACGAAGTAATGATAACGACAGGAAAGCTAACGTCCTTTTACGGTCATATCGTTATTATAACTAGATATCAATCAAGGCCAGATAAGGCATTAGTACGAACTTTTGACGAAGAAAACAAAGAAACATTTCGAACGTATAACCTCGAAAATTTACTCAAAGTACGCAGATAATAAGGCGGTGAAAAGTAATGTCAAAGCTCCTTAAACTCGTACAAATCGGCAAGCGCGAATTGCAACTCAGCGATGAAGCTTATCGAGATTTGCTTGAGGAAGTCACAGGCCAGCGCAGTTCGCGCGGCCTGAACGATTTCAAGCTCAGCAAAATGGTGGATAGAATGAAGTCGCTCGGCTTTGTTCCGCAAACCAAAAGCACTCAACCACAGGCTAAGGCTACCAAGCCAAGAGCGTTAGAAGTCACCAAGCTACGCGCGATTTGGATTACCATGCACAAGCAAGGCTTCGTGAAGAACGGCAGTGATGCCGCGTTGGATGCTTACGTAAAGCGCATGACCAGTATCACCAATGGCGGCAAAGGCATTGAGCGTGCAGCGTGGCTGAAATCAGAAGAGGCTTATGTTGTGCTTGAGTCTCTAAAGCGTTGGCACTACCGTTTGATGTCGGAGGCTATTGTTGCGGCGGGTGGTCGCATTCCATCCAATGACAACTGCACAGGCCCTGCGGGTTATGATAAGTTGGCAGGGTTTTATAGGGAGATGTTTAATAATGAAAAGTAAATTGGCTTTAGTGATCGCTTGTGCGCTTCCGTTCTCGGCGATGGCAAATCAATCATCCATTGATGAGGTAAAAGAAAACCTAGCTGGAAATGGTGTCAATGAAGTTGATTGGTACAAAAAAGGTGATACTGATTTTGCTGAAACGAGCAATAAGTATTTTCAATCAAAAGTTGCACTTAATGAAAGCAAGGCAGCGGCACGTGTAAAGGCGTCTGACAAGATGTTTGCGTACACGGGAACTATGATTTGCATGGCTTTAACCGAACTAATTCCGCATGAAAAGTCAGTCAAATCTTGGAGTGATGATTGGAAACCTACTGAGCATGAAAAGATCATCTATGATGTGGTGAAAACGGATGCTCAGCTTGGTAAAGAATCTCAGGCTGAGCTCAATGGATGGTTGATAAAATACAAAGCCATATCAGACTTAGAAGTGGAATGTTCAGTTAAGAAGCTCTAAACATGCCCCGCGCCGATCGCCTCAGTTACACTACAAACACCTCGCATTGCGGGGTGTTTTTGTATGTGGAGGAGACTATGAACAAAGCAGCCAATCAAGAAGAGAACTTTGATATGTTCGGGTTCGAGGGCGTGTCACTGGCCGATATCGACAAACTGCTGGATGATGAAGAAAGCAAAGTGCGTTGGCCTGAGATGATGTTAACCATCTTTGAATCACTGAAAGATGAATGCAGCAAGCTGGGGCTAGATGAAAGAGCCGCACTGGTGCTGCTTGCGCGCTTGTGCAAAGACACGGGCGGTTTGCAATATTACTTCCCTAAAGGTGAGCAGCTTGAGCATCAGTTACGATGCATGTATATTTGGCGTGAATTTAACGGCCAGAACGTGCCTGAGTTAGCGATCAAGTACAACCTCTCCACTCAAAACATCTACGCGGCCATCCGTAGAATGCGCAACCTAGAAGTGAGAAAGCGTCAGCACCAACTGTTCTAATGTTGAGCAACTGTCGTTAATTCATAAACTCACCCCACAAAAAGCACAATCAATTCAACAAATGTCTGAACGGGTTGTGCTTTTATGTTTACCGAATTCCCCTTTTCTACCGCTGGCTACTCGCCTGAATTTTGCCATGCTGTGCTGTTCGTGCTGACTGCTGAAGGCGGTTTGCGTGATGATGGCGGCTACGTTAACGACCCAACAGACAAGGGCGGCGAAACGAAATACGGCATCAGCAAGCGCGCTTTCCCTAATGTAGATATCAAATCCCTCACAATGGATGACGCGGTAAAGATTTACCACGACAACTACTGGAAGCCTGCGTTCTGTGATGAATGGGCAGGCCCTGTCGCGCTGCTAACGTTTGATAGTGCAGTACAACACGGCGTGAAGCCTGCCATTAAAATGCTGCAAGAGTGCGCCGGAATCGCAGGTAAAGGTGTAGATGGATTGGTGGGTAAAGACACTCGCGCCGCCGTTCACGCTTGTGATGTGGAATACCTCGCCGCCCGTTACGCTCTGCGCCGCTCTCTATATTACGCACGCATCATCAAGAACAATCCAAGCCAAGTGCGCTTTATTGAAGGCTGGCACAACCGCTTAGTGCATTTGCTGAATGCGGCATGGGAATGCCAGTAATGAAGCGCCAAAAGAACTCAGAGTTCGCTTATGCCAAGGGGCGCGAAATGCGCCTTGCGGCTGAAAAAGAAAGCTATGAAACAACTCGGCTTTCTTCAATGGTTCCTTTCCAAGCGCCATTTTTCTCACACGATGCCACGCTACAAAGCTTTTTCAATAAAGGCTGGAGCAGCGTCACCGCGTGTGAGGTTCGATTGCACCTAGGCATTGATAAGCCTGAATCCGGTGCTGACCTACTTTCTAAAATTCGGAGATTCAGAGAATGCCTATCGCAATCCCAGCGCTAGCGGCGCTCGCCCTTGAAGTGGGGCCTTCGGTCATCCGTGGTATTTCAAGCCTGTTCGGCGGCAATGACACCGCCAGCAAAGTGGCCGATGCAGTAGAAGCCGTTGATGGCGCATTGGGCATGAACAAAGGGCAAAAGCAAATCGCCTTAACCCGTGAGCTGCAAAGCTTTCCGCCAGAAGCCTTGGTGGATCTGGAGCGAATCAAGGTGGAGATGGAGCGAGAAATCACCCGCCGCCAAGAGCTTGCGCTGCAAGACAAGCAAGCCGAACACCACGAAACGCAAGAAACAATCCGCGCAGGCGACAAAGCCGAAGACCCATACATTCGCAAAACTCGCCCACTGATGGCGCGCCAATCCTTCTGGGGGATGATCCTTTACATCTTTCTTTTTGAAGGCCTTAAAGCCTTCGTGCCAGGTGCAGAAGGTGCAGATGCTTGGATGGCGCTAACCATTGGCACGCCAGCCTTTGCTTATCTTGGTTTGCGCACCGTGGATGGATTTGCGAAATACCCCAAAGGCAGCGGCCACAAAGCTACCTCCGCCGTGGTGGATGCCATTAAGGGGCGTCAATGAGCGATCTGTTTGATAAAGCCCAAGAGCGTGATCAGGAATTCCTTGCCTTAGCCTTAAACAACCATCACGCAGCACGGCGCAATATGATTCAAGAGCAGCCAGATGAAGATGAAGAAGGCAATCGCTACTGCCTCAGTTGTGGTAGCGAAATACCCAAAAGAAGAATAGAAGCTCAGCCGGAGGCTGTGCGGTGCGTCAGTTGTCAGTCTAGAAAGGAGCCACATTGATGGTGGAGTGGTTAAAAGAATATTGGTTCTTAATTTGGGCTTTCTGGCTAACGGCAACGCAATTGATCGTGTTGTTGCTGGCAAAGACCTTTGTCCGAAAAGAGGCCATGGAAGAGATGAAGGAACGCATGACAACGCTTGAAACCAAGGTTGAGCACATGCCAACGGATGAAGATGTCACTCAGTTGAGGCTAGAACTGGCAGAGGCGCGCGGAGAGTTAAAAGAACTTCGCGCTATGTTGCAACCAGTTAATCACTTGTCTCAGCTCCTTTTAGAACAACGTTTAAAAGATGATAAGTAGAGGTTTACATGTCATTTAAAGAGCTTTTAACCGAAGACCAGCGACTGGTTATTTTGCGCTCTCTGCATGAGATGCATGGCTATGAAGCAAACGAATCGATCGTTGATTCGTGTCTTGATGCTTACGGCCACAAAATCAGCCGCGATGTAGTTCGCACCCATTTGTTTTGGTTGCAAGAGCAAGGCCTAGTGTCACTGCGTGATGTGGGCGATTGCCAAATTGCGCGACTCACTGGCCGTGGTGAAGACGTGGCAACGGGTCAAGCCGTTGTGCCAGGTGTTAAACGCCCACGGGCATAGGAGCAAGGCGTATGCAAGTTGCCAGTAACCGCAAAAGCAAAGTTGAACTGCTGCCAGAAGAGATCCGCAATACGCTGAATGTCTTTATCCGCAGCGGCAACATGACGCAGAAAGATATTCTGGAAGCGGTCAATCAAATGATTGATGACGCAGGCTTGGGCGATGATGCCAAGCTAAGCCGCACAGGGTTTAACCGCTATGCCAAGCGCATGGAAGATATGGGCCAACGCTTGCGCCAGTCTCGTGAAGTCGCGGAAGTGTGGGTTTCTAAGCTTGGTGAAGCACCAACCAGTGATGTGGGTAAGCTGCTGCAAGAGTTCGTGCGCACTATGGCATTTGAAACTTCCATGAAAATGATGGAAGCCGCCGAAGGTGAAGAAGGCGAAGTGATCTCACCCAAAGCGCTCGGCCAGTTAGCCTTGGTGGTGCAGCGCATCGAAACCGCCGCCATGACCAGCATGAAGCGTGAGAAAGAGATCCGCGCCGCGTTCGCTGCTGAAGCCGCAGAGGCCGCTGAGAAGATTGTTAAGCAAGCAGGTATTTCGGCGGATACCGCCACCGATATCAAAAACCAAATCTTGGGGATCGCGTAAATGAACTATGAATTCCGCGAACAAGATGTGCTGCTGCCTTACCAGAAGCGATGGATTGCTGATGAATCTCCGCTAAAGATTGCGGAGAAAAGCCGCCGGACGGGTATTACTTGGGCGGAAGCGGCCGATGCTGCGCTCACGGCTTCTAAGTCAAAGGCCGCAGGTGGCACTCACCATTTCTATGTGGGCTCCAACAAAGAGATGGCGCGCGAATTCATTGATGCGGTAGCGATGTGGGCTAAGGCGTTTAACTATGCGGCGCAAGATGTTCAGGAAGAAGTCTTTCTTGATGACGATGGCAACAAAGAAATCTTAACCTTTGTGGTCTATTTCGCTTCTGGCTTTAAGGTGCAAGCGTTATCCAGCAACCCTTCTAACCTGCGGGGTATGCAGGGCTGCGTAACCATTGACGAAGCCGCATTCCATGAGCGGCTTGCAGAAGTGCTCAAGGCCGCGTTGGCTTTAACCATGTGGGGCGCAAAGGTGCGCCTTATCTCTACCCATAACGGGGTGGACAACCTATTTAACCAGCTTATTCAAGACAGCCGCGCAGGCAAGAAGCGTTACTCGATCCATACCATCACGTTGGATGATGCTTGCCGCGATGGTCTGTATAAGCGTATCTGTCAGGTCAAAGGCAAAACATGGACGCAAGAAGCCGAAGACCAGTGGAAGCGTGATCTGCTGCGTGACACCGCCACCGAAGAAGATGCGCTTGAAGAATACTACTGTGTGCCGAAGAACGGCGGCGGCGCATACATTAGCCGTGGTCTTCGTGAGCGTGCGGCGCGGCTGGCAGAGGCTCCGGTGATTCGCTTTACCGGAAGCACAGCATTCAACAATGCAGGCGAAGCCGAGCGCATGCGCACCATGCAAGAGTGGCTAGTGGAGAACGTTGGCCCACAACTGCAAACCTTGCCGAAAGGGTTGCGCCATGCCTTTGGTGAAGACTTTGCCCGTAATGGTGACTTAACGGTGATGGCTCCGATCACAGTGCATGATGACACCAAACGCACCGTGCCTTTTTTGCTTGAGCTTTCCAACGTGCCATTCAAGCAGCAAGAGCAAGCGCTGTACTACATTTGTGATCGGCTTCCGCGCCGTGATGGCATCAAGCTCGATGCGCGCGGCAACGGCCAGTACCTCGCCGAGCAAGCGCGCTACAAGTACGGCGCAGAGGTGGAAGAGGTCATGCTCTCTGTCGCCTACTACCGTGAGAACATGCCTCGATTTAAAGCTGCCTTTGAAGATGATGAGCTTAGCCTGCCTAAACATGAGGATGTGATCACCGACCTTGGGCAAATCCAAATCTATCGTGGTGTGCCTGGCATTGATGACAGCCGAACCAAAGGCAGCGATGGCAACAAGCGCCACGGTGATAGCGCGGTGGCTATCTTCCTTGCTTATCTCGCTTCTAAAGCCGACATCACCCGTTACGAACTGCACACCATCAAAGCGAATGCCGATGAAACACAGCGCCGCTTCTTTGGTACAGCAGAAGAAAACAACCGATTTGACGACATGCCGCACGCCAGTGATCTGCGCGGCAAAGGAATTCGACTATGAGTATTCAATTTCTCGACGCTCGCGGCCAGCCACTCAAAGCCGACAAAACCGTACTCGCCGAAGACATTGCCCGTGCTTACACCACGGGCGTGCGCAACCCACGCCCTGCCAGTGTGGCCTCAACCATTACGCCGCAGCGCCTTGCAGGCTTGCTGCGTAGCGTAATTGATGGCACAGACCCAGAAGCGTACATGACGCTCGCGGAAGAAATGGAAGAGCGAGACCTGCACTACGCAGCGCAGTTGCGCACCCGTAAGCTCGCCGTGGCAGCGATTGAGCCAAGCGTGGAAGCCTACAGCGATGAAGCCAATGATGTGCTAATGGCAGAGCGCGTGCGCGAAATCATGACCGACGACATGATCCCAGAGCTGCTGTTTGACTTGCTCGATGGTCTAGGAAAGGGCCTAGCCGTAGTGCAAGTGCTTTGGGATACCAAGAAAACCCCGTGGAAGCCGAGCGATTATAAGTGGGTTGACCCTCGTTACCTGCGCCAAGACCAAGAAACCCTAGAGCAGATCCTGCTGATTAGTGATGATGCCCCAACGGGCGCGCCGCTAGAGCCTTATAAGTTCATCGTGCATACGCCTCGCTCCAAATCTGGCAGCGTGTGGCGCAATGGCCTAGCGCGCTTAGTGGCCGTGATGTACATGCTCAAATCGTTCACCGTGCGCGATTGGTGGGCGTTTGCCGAAGTGTTCGGCATTCCGGTTCGGGTCGGTAAGTATGGCGCGAACGCGAGTGAGGGAGATATCAGCACGCTGATTAATGCCATTGGCCGCATCGCCAGTGATGCGGGTGCGGTGATCCCAGAGTCAATGAAGATTGACTTGATCGAAACGGCCAAAGGCAATGGCGGCGATACCCTTTTTGAAAACATGGTGCGTTGGTGTGATGAGCAGATTTCAAAAGCCGTACTCGGCCAAACCATGACCGCCGACAATGGCAGCTCTCAATCGCAAGCAAACGTTCACAACGAAGTGCGGATTGATATTGCCAAGTGGGATGCGCGCCAACTCGAATCTTGCATCAATGAATTCTTGGTTAAGCCTTACATCATCCTCAACTGGGGTGTGCAAGAGCACTACCCGAAAGTGCGCATCAAAGTACCAGAGCCAGAAGATCTCAAGGTTCTGGTCGATAGCTTAACGCCTTTGATTGACCGTGGACTGCGCGTGAGCGCTTCATCGGTGCGTGATAAGTTCGGCCTGACGGAGCCAGAGAGCAAGGAAGAAGTTTTGGTGCCTATGGCGCAAGCCTCAATGCAGCCTCTAGAGGTTGGCCTAAACCATTCGCAAGGTATTGCGATCAACCGCATCAGCCAAAGCGTAGACGCGGAGATTGATGCGATGACGGATGAAGCCGTTAGCGAATGGGTGGAAACTGGCGAAGAGTTTATGAACCCGATCTTAAAGCTCGCCAAGGACTCGGCCAGTTATGATGCGTTCTTGGCTGGCCTGCCTGCCTTGCAAGCTGAACTCAGCGAGGGTGAGTTTGTTGAACAGATGGCGAAGCTGATGTTTCAGGCTCGCGGTTTAGGAGATGCGCGCGATGCCTAAAAACATTGTGCCCAAAGAGTCGCTGGAATGGTTCAAGCGCAAAGGCATTAAGCCAAGCTTTGACTACCGTGACGTGTGGAAAGAGGAACACGCCAACGCTTTCACCGTAGCCAAAATGCTCAATGCTGATTTGCTGGTTGATGTGAAGCAGTTGGTTGAGCAGGCCATTGCCGAAGGTCAAACCTTTGAGCAGTTCCGTGATCTGCTCAAGCCGCTGCTGGTGAAGTCTGGGTGGTGGGGCGTGCAAGTGATGGATGACCCACTCACCCAAGAATCAAAGCCTGTTCAATTGGGCAGTGAAGGCCGTTTAAAAACCATTTACCGCACCAACATGCGCACCGCTCGCGCCGCAGGCCAGTGGGAGCGCATCGAAAAAACCAAGCGCGCCATGCCCTATTTGCTCTATCAGTTGGGGCCATCGCGTGAGCATCGGCTTGATCATGTGCGGCTCAATGGTGTGCTGCTGCCAGTGGGTGATCCGTTTTGGGCGCAGTTTATGCCGCCCAACGGCTGGGGCTGTAAGTGCTGGGTTCGGCAAGTGTCAAAGCGGGAAGCTGAAAAGCTGATCGCTGAAGGCAAGGTGAAAACCTCCGCGCCTGATACGCCAAACAAGCAATGGGTAAACAAACGCACCGGAGAGGTGGAAGTGTTGCCCGAAGGCATTGAGCCGGGTTGGAACTACAACCCAGGGAAAAAACGAGAGCAAGCGCTGAGCGATGATTTGCAAGCCAAAGAGACGCGCTTGAATGAAACCTTAAAACAGTAAGAGGAACGGTCATGGCTACCACAGCAGTGAAAATAGTCTCCAGTGAATACCGCCAAATAAACGTAGGGTTGAAGGGCGTGTTTGTGAATCGCGGAGCAGGCAACGCGCAAATGCTGGTTGCAGAAACGCAGCCAGCAGCAGCCACAGAAGGCGACCCAATGCTAGCGCAAAAGCGTTATGTGTATGAGCTAACAGGCAGTGAGCTGGTTTGGGCCAAAACCAACAGCGGTGAAACCACGGTAGGAGTAACGCCTGCATGATCTATGAAGCCCCCTTAACTTCAGGTTCAGACGCGCCTCGCCATAAGAGCGAAGTGTTGTTTGACTTTTCCGCATCACCTTTGGTGTTCACGCAGGGGGTGACATACAACTTGATTGACCGCATCAAAGCCGCAGCGCCGATATTCGGAAGCTTGCTACCGTTCTTTGATACAGTGGCCAATCTGCTGCGCAGTTTTAACGATGACGCCAGCTTGCACTTTAAAGCAAACTTTATCGGTAGCTTTCCAGGCTCTGCGGCAACCCGTTCATTGGAGCTGGATTTCTTAGGCACTGAAGGCAACCGACTGGTGCAGAACCGGAGCTTAGAAGTGGATGAGGATGTGATGACGTTCTCGACTTTCTTTAGTGTCGACAAAAACGGAAACATTGCGACCAATGGCACGGCTATACAAATTCGCGCCAATGGCCGCGACTTTACTTGCACTAAGCTGTTGTTGATCGCAGAGCAAGAAACCTACTCAACGGAAATGCTAGGGGGTGGCGCGTGATTTATGAAGAAAGTGGATGCGAGCCAGTCACCTATGTTGAATCAAGTGCATTGCGTTGTGAGCGTCTTTCTCTACCTACTTCTGAGCTTTACTACCCAAGGTTTGATGGTTTAACGCAATACGCTTTGTTGAGTTCGCCTTTGGTTGTTCCAGCAGGTGTTGATTTTGAATTGGAAGTGGCGGTGAGTGGATTAAATCCATCGGCTTACCAATCCATTTTTTCGGGTTCAACGATTGATAACTTCTTTCGGTCTTTGTCCAATGGCGATGGCATCCAAGTTTATGCGGGTGGTTATGTTGTGACATGGTCAACCACAGGCTTTAATCCATCAGCACGTCACGTTTACCTACTCAAGCGTGTTGGTACCACAATATCAATATTGGTTGATGGAGAGGTTAAGGCTACTCGTTCAGGTTCGACTCAAGCGGTTGAAGTTGATCGCTTAATGCGTTCTTGGACTACCTCCTCTTACACTACTGGGTTGCTAGAGTCATTCAAGCTCTCTATCGCAGGCGTGCTATCCAATGCAATCATGTTTAATCAACGCAATCAGAATGTTCAGCAGGCTTCTGTGGGTAGTGTGAATGCAGCGATCATTAACCATACTGAAGCAATGTGGGAGTTAAGTTAATGCGCCAACTCTATGTTTATTTGCCTATGTCATGCATTAGCTTGGTAATGGATGAACAGTTTAAAGATGCCGTCGATATGGACAATGGCTATAAGCTTGGTGTGCTATCGAGCAAGCAATTGGAGGACCTTAAAAATTCGGCGGAGCTTTTTGGATACCGTGTAGTGGAAAAGAACCAAGAAGAAATTTTGGCGGATATGCAGAACCAGGTGAATGATATTTTTCTATGTGAATATGATCTCGCGGTAAGGATTCATGCCTGCTTAGTTGGTGATTTGCTGTAAAGCTCTCTAACGCGCTAGAAAGCAAAAAGGCATGCAAAGGTATCAACAAAAAAGTTTAAATCAATCTGGCGCGATTTAAACAGGGTTTAAACTAGGTTCGGCGTTGTATTTTTGGTTGGCTTTTGCGTTTCGCTTGCCAACCTGTTTTTTTGCGGTAATCTTAACCACGCTTTTCTCCCCTCCCAAAACGTATCCCAACCCTATCAATTTGAGCAACTGCCGTTATTTCGGCTCGGTTGTCGCATTGGCGCATTCTTACTCCACCAAAACAAGTTCATATCAACCGACCACCAAGGAGGTTGTTATGTAGTGCTTATCAACCGGAGCAAGAAATGAGTAAGTCTTTTCTGGCAGTGTGTTTCAACTTATCAGGAACGGTTATTGATGCCTTTGGTGAAGACAAGGCAACCAATACAGTTTGGCTTCCTATGATTCCGGCTGGCGATGTGATTGGTCGCGATGGTCGTACTTGGAAGAACTCTAACCCTGATGCCATTGTTGCTGCTTTCGATTCAAAGCTTCCTTTTGATATCGAACACGCCACTGAAATTCGTGGCCCAGAAGGCAAAGATGCCGATGCGGCAGGATGGATCCTAGCTTTAGAAAATCGAAATGGTGAAGTTTGGGCGCAAGTCGAATGGAACTATATCGGCCAGTACAAGATTCGGGACAAGCTCTACTGCTATTACTCCCCAGCATTTCATTACGATTCGAACGGTGTGATCACTGCGATGAGCAGCGCAGGCCTGACGAACAAACCCAACTTCTATGTACCCGCCCTCAACCGACAAGAGGAAAACGAAATGAAGCTATCACAGCTTATTGCCGCTGCGCTTGGCTTGGCCGAAACCGCAACCGAGCAAGATGCGGTAATCGCAATCAACTCTCTGAAGTCAGAGAAAGACATTGCGCTTAACCGTGCATCAAACATTGATCTCAATGTGGCCGTGCCTAAAGAAACCTATCAGCTAGCACTTAACCGCGCTGAAACTGCTGAAGCGGCATTAAAAGCCATTCAGGAATCTGAAATTGATGCGCTGGTAGAAGATGCGATCAAGGCTGGCAAAGTTGCCCCTGCGAACAAAGAAATGTTCCTCGGCATGTGTCGTGCTCAAGGTGGCATTGAGCAGTTCAAGAAGTTTGTTGAAACCGCGCCAGCGATTGCGAATAGCGATCCTAAGAAGAAGTCGGCAGTGGTGAATGCAGAAGGCGAACTGTCTGATGAAGAAATGGCGCTTTGTCGAGCTGCTGGTGTTACACCAGAGTCTTGGAAGGCCAACCGTAAACACAAAATCACTTACTAATTAGGAGCTGAAAAATGGCTTTTACTGAAGCGCAAATTATTGAAGCCCTGACGGTTGGCAGTAATGCCGCATTTACCGAAGGCTTGAGTGTTGTTACCCCTCAATGGGACAAGATCGCGACTAAAGTTCCGAGTTCTGGAAGCTCAGAGTTTTACGGATGGCTGAAAGATTTACCAGGTATCGAACTTTGGGCGGGCGATCGTCAGCTGAAAGAACTGGGTTCGCACGGCTATGCGATCAAAAACGAAACCTACGAAGCTTCTGTTACTATCAAACGTGAAGATTTGGAAGATGACAAGATTGGTAAGTATTCCGTCTTGGCTCGTGCTTGGGGTCGTGAATCTGCCGTTTTCCCTGATATGCATTGTTATGGTTTGTTGGCCGCAGGTTTTACCACCTTGTGCTATGACGGCCAAAACTACTTTGATACCGACCACCCACTAGAAACCACGCCTGCCACTACGTTCTCAAACGTGATTGGTGATCCGTCAACGGATTCGGGTTCTCCGTGGTTCCTGATTGATGACATGCAAATCATTAAGCCAATCATCTATCAAGAACGCCGCCCTCTCGTTTTGCAATTTGTGGGCGCAACGTCTGAGTACGCTTGGTTTAACAACATGGTGGCTCAAGGCGTGGATGGCCGTGCAGGCTTCGGCTTCTCTTTCCCTCAGATCGCGATTGGTTCTAAAGCTGATTTGACGGAAGCGAACTTTGAAGCGGCCAAAGTGAAGCTGGCAAGCATGAAGAAAACCAACGGCACTCCTCTGGGAACAATGGCAACCAAGCTGATTGTGGGTCCTTCCAATGAAGCGGCAGCTCGCAAGATCATTTCTCGTGAGTTCTTGGATAGCGGTGAATCAAACATCTACTTCAATAACGTAGAGATCGTGGTTTCCCGTTACCTGCCATAAGGCGATAACGAGCTGGCGGTGTTCATTCACCGCCACGTTTAAACCCTGTTTAAAAGGAGTTCACTGTGAGTGAAACAGCCAAAACCCGCAGCCGAAAAAGTGCAACAAAGCCCGCTCTCGAAGGAAGTGATCAGCAAACAGTGGCAGAGAATACCCCCGTTCCTGCGGCGCAAGCCGAACCGGAGCAAGTGGCAAACCCAGAGCCTCCTCAAGCGATGCCAGAGCCACAAGCCTCGGCGGATGAGCAGAAGTCGGAGCAAGATGCGCAGATGACAGGCTCTCAAACGGAAGTGAAGCAAGATGAAGAAGCTAAAGATGAAAGCCCAATGGGCGCTGCTGTGCGGCTATCTGTTCATGCTGGTCGCGATCTCGATATTCGCGGAGCCTTTAAAGTACGCGCTAAATCAGATCAAGGTTTTTGGCGCGCAGGTATTCAGTTTTTGCGCACCAAAGAAACCGTTCTGCTTGTGGTTGACCAAGTGCCAGAAGACCAGCCTAAAACAGTGGCTCAGGAAGATGGCGAACCAGAGCTTGTTCTGTTCGTTACTCCGCAAGCGGCAAAGCGAATCCACGGCGAGCCTAACCTAATCGTCGAAGTGGTCGAAGTCTCAGACGTTATCGACGTAAGCGATACGGAGTAACCCAAATGGCAATCTACGCAACCAAGCAAGACTTGATTGACCGTGACGAGCAGATGCTTTGGAACTTTGCGATCAACCGCGAAACCGGAGAGCTGAACGACACCTACATCAACCAAGCACTGGAACAGGCCGACGATGAGATCAACTCATTCTTAGGTCGCCGCTATCAGCTGCCGCTGCCAACGGTTCCAGTCATGTTGAATAAGATTGCCATCATCATCGCTTTCTACTGGTTGGCAGACCGTGATCAGCAGGCCACGAACTTGCTGGAAGAGCGCTACAAAATGCAGCTTGAAACCCTGCGTGAAATCGCCAGTGGTAAACGTGAGTTAGGCCTGCCAACCATTGAAGCGCCAGCCGAAAGCAGCGTTGGCAAAGTGGAACTCATCCAAACCAATGAGCGCCTGTTTACCCGAAACAGCCTGAAAGGAGTGTTGTGATGGGTATCAGCGTTCAAGTCACTGGTACTGAAGAGCTAGCGCGTTTTCAAAAGATGCTGGACGCGCTGAGCAATCCAAAGCTCAAAGAAGAGCTGTTGGATTCACTCGGTGCAGTGGTGGAAAGCCAAACACGGAGACGTATCGCCGATGAGAAAAGTGCGCCTGATGGCACCAATTGGGATTCTTGGAGCGATAGCTACGCTAAAACTCGCAACGGAAACCAGTCCCTACTTCAAGGTGATGGAGACTTGTTGGACTCCATTCAGTACGTGGTCGAAAAAAATCAGGTTCGAGTTGGGTCGCCATTGGTTTACGCAGGCGTACATCAAGACGGTTTTTCAGGTGCGGTACAAGTGGATGCGCACACGCGCCTTATCACTCAAGCCTTTGGTAAAGCGCTCAAGTTTCCGGTGTATCAGTCGGTCAGTGCGTTCACTCGCATGATGGATATTCCGCAACGTCAGTTCCTCGGCCTAAGCCGAGATAACCAAACCGAAGTCTACGATGTGATCGGTGACTTCTGGCAAGAGGTACTGCAATGAGCACCGCACGCCCAGATTTTCAGTTAGATGGTTCGACGGTTTACGCCACACAAGAAACCGTCAACTACTTAAAGCCGATCCTCGAAAGCCTGTCGGAGCGTCATGTTGACAAGGTGCAAACCATTGAGCGCCACATTGGCCGCTTCAATACACCTGCCGATGTAAAGCGCTGGATGGCGACGCGTGATGGTGGCATTCGCATTGCGGCGCTGAATGTGCCGAGCTTTGAGCTTATCGGTGGCCGTTTGGTTGGCTCGGTCAATATGGTGGCTTATGTGTTCACCACCGATGCATGGGGCTATGCCAAAGATACACGTGCCGAAGTGATCGTAAGCAAGTTAGTACGTGCCATGGTCGCCAAGAACGCGCCGCCCACGGCTTACTCACGGGCGCAAAACTTCCGCGCCAACAATCTTTACACCTCAGCGTTGGATGAACTTGGCCTAGCGCTTTGGACAGTGGAATGGTCGCAGCAGTGGTATCTCGATGTGCCGATTGACCCCACCACATTAGACGATTTCATTACTTTCGGTTTGCGTGGTGAGGTCGCCGAAGGCGCACCAGAAATCGAAGGTGAAGTGCAGTTACCGCAATAGAGGATTGCAAGCAATGGAACAAAACCAAATCAAAGTGAAGCCAGCCAAAACCTCTGTGCCTGTGCGCAAAGAGAACGGCGAGTTTCTAAAGCAAGAGGGTGAAACCGTCACGCGCTCAGCGTTTTGGGTTCGCCGATTAAAAGACGGCGATGTGGTGCAGGTTGAACAGTCAGCCAAGAAAACCCGCGCTAAAGCGCAAGAGACAGGAGAATAACCATGCCTTTGGGTAACATTCCAAACGATATCAAAACGCCGCTGGTCTATATCGAGATCGACAACTCGCAAGCTTTGAGTGGTACGCCAGCCCAAGCGCAAAAAATTCTGGTGCTCGGTATGCAGATTGCCTCTGGCACTGCCACAGCGTTAACGCTTAACCGCATCACGGCCAGTGAAAGCCAAATGGATTCACTCTACGGTGCGGGTTCTATGCTTGCTCGCTCGCTTAAAGTGCTGCGCCAAAACAACCCGTTCACCGATGTGTATGCCATGGGCGTGAGCATCGATGGCGGAACGCAAGCCAAAGGTGCAATTGTGCCCACTGTGACCACGGCCAAGGCAGGCGTGATCTATCTGCTGATTGCAGGTGAAAGCGTGCAAGTCACAGTGAAAGATGGCGACACGCGTGATGCGATTGTGGATGCCATGGTAGCGAAGATTAACGCCAACACTAACTTGCCTGTTACAGCGGCGAAGATTGGTGATCCGGCTGCGGAGTCGTGCGAGCTGACTTGTAAGTGGGCAGGCATCACAGGCAACGATATTGACGTGCGTGTGAACTATTACGATGGCGAAGTGCTGCCAAGTGGCGTAACCCTTACCATCAGCCCAATGGCCGCAGGTGCAGATACGCCAGACATGACGGACGTTATCGCTGCGATCCCTGACGAATGGTACAACCACATCAGCATGCCGTTTAACGATACGGCCAGCCTTAACGCATTGCGTGATGAGCTGACCACACGTTGGGGCCCACTCAAGATGATGGAAGCCATCGCTTATACCGCTTACCGTGGCACGTTTGCGGAAACAGGGGCACTTGGTCAAGCGCGTAACGACTTCTTGTTTACCTGCATGGGTACAAACAAAGCGCCGCATTCTCCATCGGAATGGGCGGCGGCTTACTGCGGCCAAGCGTCTTACTCTCTGGCGATTGACCCTGCACGCCCACTGCAAACGTTAGTGCTGAAAGGCATTTTGCCTCCTGCGAAATCAGATCGCTGGCCTCAGTTGCCTGATCGCAACCTGCTGCTTGGTGATGGCATTGCAACCTACATGGTCACAGCGGGTGAAGAAGTCGCGATTGAGCGTGAAGTCTCGCTCTATAAAAAGAACAGCTTCGGCGACCCTGACCCAAGTTATATGGATATCACCACCCCTGCGACTTTGGGCTATCTGCGCTACTCGCTCAAGGTGATGGTCACGAACCGTTATCCACGCCATAAGCTGGCGAATGATGATGTGCTCGATACGTTAGATCCAGGTCAGCCAGTGGTGACACCAAAGCTAATGCGTCAAGCCATTATCGACCTTGCCACCACGGATTGGGTGCCAAAAGGTTTGATGGAAGACTTGGCAGGCTTTAAAGAAACGCTGAGCGTGTTCCGTGATGGCAGTGATGTGAATCGCTTAAACACCATCTTTAACCCTAACTTGGTGAACCAGCTACGTGTGTTCGCTGCCCTTGAACAATTCAAGCTTTAATGGAGTAAACAATCATGGCAAATGTGCTGGGTGAAGTGGTTATCCGTTCAAACGGTAAACAACTGAAAACGAAAAAAGGCTCAACCCTCAATCCGGGCGGTTACACCTATACGGATCACATGGGACCGGGTCGCTCTTGGGGATCATCTCGCGAGTTCTCCACGCCAACGATTCAAGTCGTTATTACGGCAGCGGAAGATGTGGATGTGCTGGAAATCAATGCCATTCGCAACGCAACCCTGACGTGGGAAGGTGATAACGGCATTGACTACATGATGACGGGCTGCTCACCGCAAGCGCCATTCACAGTCAGTGATTCTGGTGAAATCACTGGAACCTTCCGTGGTGAGAAGGTGGAGCGCATCTAATGGCGATCATGACGTTCAATCTCGAACATGGCTTTAAGGTGGGTGAAAACACCCACTTTGAAGTGGGGCTGCGTGAGCTTACCGCCGCTGATATTTATCAAGCCCAACTGGAATCGGAGCATGTGAAGTTAATTGGAAATCGACCTTTTGCTTACACAAGTAACGTTGAGATGGGGATGCGGCTGCTCTGTCGTCAGGTAGAGTTTATTGGGGCTATCAATGGCCCATTTGAGCCGAAAGAGTTGCTCAAGCTTCATACCGATGATTTCAACATTCTTCAAAAAAAAGCTAGTGAGCTAGATAGTTTAATGCTCCCTGATGAAGTGATGAATGAGGTATCTAATCGGGGGGAGGATTGAGCAGCTCATTGCTCCATCAAGAAGGCTGCTATTCCAATTTAAGCAGCCGATTTTCTATTAATGAGCTGCAAGATTTGCCACTCCGGAAACTTATAGAAATGTCCGTCAATTTAAGAGATAGCTAAAATGGCAAATAAACTCACCACTGAAATTATCCTCAACTTAGCTGGCAACCTTTCACAAAAAGCAAAGCAATATGGAAATCAAATCGGTGCTTTAGCTTCTACAACTAACAAGTCTTTTGCCATGATAAGTTCATCCGCTATTGCTGCTAGTAAAGGTATTGACACGTGGGGAAATAGAACTCTTCTCGGTGTAGGTGCTGTATCTATTGCGTTTGAACGGACATTTGTTAAAACCGCTGCTCAGTTTGAGCGATACCAAATCATGTTAAATAAGCTTCAGGGCTCTGAAGAGGCAGGAACTAAAGCAATGGCGTGGATTGAGCAATTTACTCAAGATACGCCTTACGGTGTGAATGAAGTTACTAATGCTTTTGTCCGCTTAAAGGCTTTTGGGCTTGATCCTATGGATGGAACGATGCAGGCCATTGCAGACCAAGCGGCAATGATGGGTGGAACTGCTGAAACTGTTGACGGCATTGCTCTGGCTCTTGGTCAGGCATGGACGAAAGGTAAACTTCAAGGCGAAGAAGCGTTGCAGTTATTGGAGCGTGGTGTGCCAGTTTGGGATTACTTGGTTCAGGCGAGTAAAGACCTTGGTAAAAATAACGGCATTGGTTATACAACTGCTGAATTGCAAAAAATGGCTGAAAATGGGCAGCTTACACGTAATTCAATTCGTGATTTGATTACCTATATGGGTAAGGCTTCAGAAGGTGCAGCAAGAGACCAGATGAACACTTGGAATGGCATGATCTCTAACATGGGTGATCATTGGACTATATTCCAGAAAGATGTCATGGATAGCGGCGCATTTAATGTTCTAAAGAAAGAGCTTGGTGATTTTCTCGCTCAATTGGATGAAATGAAAAAATCAGGTGAGTATGACGATTTTGTGCAAAAGGTCGGTCAGAATCTCGTTGATACATTTGAAGCCGCCGCCGATGCTATTCGCGTTGTAAAAGATGTCGGCGAGGATTTACTTCCTATCCTTAGAACTGTAGGCACTGTTACTTCCAGTATTGCCGATGCGGTTGGCGGTTATGATCAGCTCGCTAAAATACTACTCTCTATTTACATGGTGAATAAGGCGCTAAGAATCAGCGCTCCTTTGCTGCGTAGTGTCGGTAAGGCTTTTGGTGGAAAAGAAGGCTCAGGTGTTGCTGGATCTATGGCGACATTAGGCGCAATGCCAGTTTTTGTCGTTAATATGCCCGGCGGAATGGGTTTAGAAGGTGCAACAAAGAAAGGGCCTGTGGCTGCATCAACAAAATCAGGAAAAGTAATCAACGCCGCTAAGACAGCAGCTGGTGTTGCGCTGCCTGCCTATCTTGCTTATGAAGCAAGCAGTGTTAGCTCGTCAATGATTGACAGCCTGCTAGGTGAATCTATTCCTGGCTATAGAGAGCTTGACGCAAAATTCACAACAAAAATGAAAGCTTTTTTTGGTGATAAAGAAGCGCAAGAGCAGGACGTAAAATATTACGGTGCCGACCCTAGCAAATACACTGTAAAGCCAATGACTCCACCGTCTTATATGGTTGGAGGTTATGGCGGTCAGGGTAGCTATTTGGGCAATAGTTACATGGCAGGCCAAACGGGTGGCGAGATGAAATTAAAAGTGGAAGTGTCTGATGACCGCGTAAAAGTGACGCCTACTTACCTGCCGAAAGGTTTCACCATTGACCCAGATATGGGCGCAAATTAAAGGGGCGATAAATGGCATTTGAAGATCGTTTAACAGCCTCATTTCGTGGGGTTGAATTTCTACTCGAAGAGGCAGAAGGCAACAGCGGACGCCGTGCCATTCCCCACGCTTACCCAAAGCGTGAAAGTGGCTGGACAGAAGACAACGGCAAAGTGCTCACTAATGAGCGCATCACAGGCCGCTTGGTGGGTGATGATTATGTTCAGCAGCTTTCTGCACTACTCGAAGCACTCAACCAAGTTGGCCCAGGTGAATTGATTCACCCGTGGTTTGGCGTGCGCAAAGTTCAAGTTGGTCCTGTCTCTCATCGCTTGGTTAATCGCGTTGATGGGACGGCAACCGTAAGCTTTGAAGTGTTCGAGGTCGGTGAAAACCTCTTTCCAAGCAGCGCGCTGGATACAGCCAAGAAACTCGAAAAAGAAGCCAGTAACGCCCAACAAGCGGCTGAGCAAGCATTTGAAAAAGCCTATGACCCATCCGCTATCGAAGGCATTGGTGATATGGTTGACCAGTTCCTTGATGATTTGGATGAATTTACCCGTGGCCTGCCATCGTTGCCGAGTGAGCTAAGAGAGTGGACTGATCGCTTACAGCGCGCCAAGGATTCGGTTGGTAAGCTGCTCGCGTATCCAGGAGAGCTGGCGCGTGAAGTGATGGGGCTACTTGAAGATGTGAAAAACGTAGTCAAAGACCCTATTCGCTCTCTCGATGTGTACAACAACGTCGAGCAGCGCTGGGAAGGTATGCGCGCGGAGCTGGCCGTGACGGGTGGCTTGTCTCGATCTATCGTGAGTGAAGATGGCCGCGCCAGCTCGGTGCCTGGCATTGCTAACCCGCAAAAAGAAGCCGCCGTGCTTGCCAATGCAGAGTCATTCAAAACGTTGGCGCTGCGTTCGGCAGCAGTCGGCAAAGCCTCGGCCATTTCACAGTCTGATTACACCTATTCACTGATTGATCAGGTTGAAGTGATTGCCTCTCTCACTGGCTCTGAGCGTAATGCTATCTTTACAGGTCAGCAGCTAAAGGCGATCGGCTATCAGCTTGCGGCACGCTTGGCTGAGCTGGCAGCGGATGCGGTTGAAGCAGGTGATTCCACATTATGGCGATCGTTGCGTGCGCTTCGTCAGGCCTTGCTGCTCGATACGCGTGATCGGGCGGAAAAGCTGCCGCAGTTAAGCGTCTACCAACCAACGACTACTGTGCCAGTAGCACTGGTTGCATGGCGTGAAGCGGGCGATACCGAATACCGCAATGCCATCGTGCGCCGTAATGGCTTTGCCAATCCGGCCTTTATTTTGCCAAGCCAAAACGTGGAGGTGATCAGTGAGTGATGTTGTCACCCTCCGCGCAGGCGGCAATCTGTATCAAGGTTGGACGAAAATTAGCGTGACTCGCTCGCTTGAGGCGATGTCAGGCGCGTTTGATTTGGAGCTTACTCACAAGTGGCAAGGTTCATCCGATCGTTACCGCGCTTTCATGGAGCCAATCCAACAAGGTGCGCCTTGCATTGTTGAGATTGGAGGAGACCGAGTGATCACCGGTTATGTGGATGACTGGGTTCCAAGCTATGACGATAAGCAAGTGATTATCTCCGTCTCTGGTCGAGATAAAACCTCAGACCTGATCGATTGCTCAATCGTCTATCCGTCTGGTCAATTCGCTAACCAAGACTTGACGCAAATTTCGCGCACCGTTTGTCAGCCATTCGGTATCAAAGTCATCGTCAATACGGATGTTGGCGCGCCATTCCAGCGCATTCAAATTGAGCAAGGTGAAACACCTTATGAGCTGCTGAGCCGCTTATCGCGTCAGCGTGGCGTGCTGCTGACCAGTGATGCGTTCGGCAACCTTGTGATCACTCGCGCAAGCAAGCAGCGAGCTGGCTTCTCTTTGGTGCTTGGTCAAAACGTCAAGGCAGCGCGTGGCCGTTTTAGTTGGCGTAACCGTTACAGTAACTTCATTGTCAAGGCGAGCGGCGCAGCGTTCGGCCAGTGGGATTCCTCTCCAGCGCAAACCGTGGGCGGCATAAAAGCCGAAGTCAAAGACGTAGAGATCGGGCGCTATCGCCCGATGATTATCGTCAATGAAGAGATCACCACCGCCGAAGGTGCAGCGCGCCGTGGTCAATGGGAACGTCAGCGCAGCGTTGGCCGTTCTAATACAGCGGAATACACCGTGGTGGGTTGGCGAGTGCCAGAGACAGGTAAGGTATTCGATTTCAATCAAATCGTACCCGTGCGTGATGACATTCTTGGATTGGATGAAGACATGCTGATCAACACCATCATGTTCAGTGAAGATGACGGTGGCCGCGCGGCAGTGATTGGCGTGGTTCGCCCAGAGGCATTGGATATTCCACCGCAAATCGAGAAAGAAAGCTCAGTAGGAGGTTCGTGGTGAACGAGTTGGCGAAACGTTATATAGATAAGATGATGATGCCGCTTCGCCGCCGCATTTATTCTATGGTAGGCCGCGCCCTAGTAACGGGAATTGTTGAGGGTTTACAGCGCCAAAACCTACAGCTTCAAATCGAGAATGACGAAGCGGTGGATGATATTGAGCGCTTCCAAAATTACGGCATGACCTCCTACCCACCCGTGGGCAGTGAAGCTGTGGTAATGGCGCTCAAAGGTAGCCTAGACCAGCGCGTTGCCGTGGCGGTAGAGAAAAAAGATTTAAGACCAAAAGGTGAGCAAAACGATGTGATCGTGTATCATGCCGAAGGTCATCAAATCCGTCTTACCTCTAGCGGTCAAATCATCGTCACAGCAACTGACGTTATTTTTGAAGCGGCTAACTCCTTCACTATTATCTCCCCAGAAACTTTGATTCAAGGCCCTTTGCATGTGACAGGTGGAATTTCTACCGACCTTGGGATTTTTGCGACTGGTGGTATTACTTCTTCCAGCGTTGTTAGCGGTTCAGATTTAACCGCAGGCAACATCAGCTATCTAGGTCATAAACACAGAGACGCAGAGAACAGGCTTACAGGTACACCAACACTAGGATAGTTATGAGCAGCATCTTGCTGAACATGTTGGAAAACACTGGAGTCATCATCGAGGGCGAAGTTCCTGAGCAATCAGTAACCGCCCTCGTTTTGATCTCGTTGTTTACTGACGCCAGAGCGGAAAGCTCAGACACCATTCCAGATGGAACCGCAGACCAGCGCGGTTGGCCTGGTGATTCATTTTATGATGCGGCTTGGGGTTCCAAGCTTTGGCTTTTGTATCGAGAGAAGTTAACCACCGATGTGCGCAACCGTGCTGTTAAGTACGCAGAAGACGCGCTGGCATGGATGACGAAGGACTCAGGCACTGGAAAGCTTGCCAAGAGCGTGACGGTTGAGGGTTCAATCCCAAGGTTTCAAACCTTGGCCTTAACTATCACGATTACAAAGCCAGACGAAACCGAGCTGACTTTAACTGTATCCAAACGATGGGAGGCGCAAAGTGCCCTATAGCACTCCAACGCTACGACAACTGATTGAGACGGGTTTAATCGACATCGAAACCTCGTTAGATCAGGTGCTGCCAAAATTCGGTGTTGAGCAAGCGCTTAACGTGGCCGTCAGTGGCGCGATTCGTGACCTCTATGACTACAATAGCTGGATTGTTCGCCAAATCATCCCAACGTCAGAGAGCGACGACCAAACCATTATTGATACTGCTCGCACCGAGGGTGTGATCCGCAAACTGGCCTCTGCTTCGGCAGGGCCTGTCACTTTCACAGGCACCGCACCAATTCCGGTTTCCACTGTGATGACGCATCAAGATGGGCGCTCATATCGAGTGACCTCATCGGCTGCGCCCTCCGGTGGTTCTGTGGTGGTGCAAATCCAAGCCGAAGAAACGGGCGCGAGTTACGACTTACCAGCAGGCCAACAACTTACCCTTGCGCAAGCTGTGCCAGGAGTGCAGCCTGTCGGACTTACAGGTGAGATTTCAGGCGGTGCCGATATTGAGCCTGTCTCTCAAGTGCTAGAGCGCTTGCTGTTTCGCAAGCGTAATCCGCCAATGGGTGGCGCTCCGCATGACTACGTGGCGTGGTGCCGCGAAGTTGCAGGTGTTACCCGCGCGTGGGCGGTAGATTTTTACCAAGGCCCATCAACGGTTGGTTATGCGTTCGTGTTTGATAATCGCGCTAGCATTTTGCCCACCGTGACCGATAAGCAAGCCATGCAGCAATACATCTATCGTCACTCCGATCCTGCAACCGGAACGGATGTGGGTCGTCCGGCTGGCATTGAAGCGATCGATATTCCTCTTACGCTCAAAGTCACCAATCTAAGCATTCAGTTGACGCCAGATACCGAAGATAACCGCACCGCTGTACAAACCAACCTTGATGCTTACTGGCGCACCTTGTCGCCTGGTTCAACCTTGGTGTTGAGTAAAGTGCGTACGGCCATCGGTGAAGTCGATTCAGTGAGTGACTATATTCTCGATTTGTCTACCGACGTGCCATCGGCCGCCGAAGAACTGCACGCGCTAGGAGTGATCACATGGGCCACTCTGTAGAGCAATGGTCAAACTCAATCATGCAGCAAATGCCGCGCGGGGTGATTTGGCAGCGTGAAACGACTTTAGATCTCTATAAGTACGCCGCAGGGTATGCGCCACGCCTTGAAGCCGCAGAAATCAGTGCTGAAGGCTTGCTGTTTGAAATGCGTCCAGAAACCACGCTGCAAATGCTGCCAGAGTGGGAAGGTTATTTGGCGCTGCCAGAGTGTAACGCTGGCAAGCAAACGATCGAATCACGCCGTGCTGCCGTTGTTGAGAAGTATCACCGCAAAGGCGGCTTGCAGGCATGGAACATTGAAAAGCTAGCGTCAGACCTTGGCTTTGATGTGGAAGTGCAAGAGCTATTTCCTCACCACTGCCTGCGTGGTTGTGACTACCCGCTTTATGAAGAGAAATATCGCCACATTCTACGTATCTACGTGAAAGGCATAACGCAGGCCTACGCAACCTGCCTAGACGACTGTTTAACCCCGTTAGTATCACAAACCGCCGCCATTCTCGAATGCACGCTGAATCGCTTCAAAATGGCTGGCAAGTATTACGAATATATTTATGAGGAGAGTATCTGATGCACAAGCTACAGAACGGCTCACAAGTTTCAGCAAGACCAGAGCGCAAGCCTTTAGTCGGTTTGGGTGGCTATTTTTCAGAAAGCAATGACCAAGGCGCACCAAGTTATCCAGGACAAGATTGGTTTAACGACTGTACAGATGAGTTTATAAACGCACTGGATGAAATGGGTATTACTTATGATCAAGAGCAGCTTGATCATCTAGCTCGCGCCTTTGCTGCCGTCCGTTCCCAAGCGTGGAATGCAAATGTTAACTACGGCATCGGACAAGAAGTTGTCCGCAATAACCTGCGCTATATAGCTCGCGCTGCGTCAGGGCCGGATAATGGCGGGGCTATTGAACCAAACACGGTATCAAGCCAGCTTATTTGGGATCCTGTGCTTCCGACAGTATTCACCTCGAACGACATAAGCTCAAAATGGATTTTACTATCTGATATAACGTTTGCTGATTTTTTCAGTTTAGAAGTTGTAGGTGGGTCTAAATTAACGCTTGCTAAAAATCAATTTAGTTGTGATGTTCGGTTTTCTTTCTATGAGTTTGGTGTCGGGTTTGAGCCGCCTACAGTCACGGTCAACACGAAGACATTGGGTGATGACAATCCAACGTTCCATACCGTTAAAGTTTCAAATAGTAGAGTCCAGTTGTGGATGAAAATCAACACTAATGACCCGTTCCCTGTCACCGTGTTGGTTAAAAACCGCACAAGAACAAGTGGTAGTGCTGCAAAAGCTGGCATATTAAGCGTAGTAGATGCAGCTCCAACTAGCACCACCTTAGTACCCTACGACACAGGCTACCAATTCGCATCTATTCCAATCGGAATGGAGGTGGCCTTCGATACGCCGCCACCGACCAATGACCCGCGATTTCGCTTTGTTAAACTGACGTATAACGATGCTTACAACACAGGTTTGCTAACATCACAAACGCTTTCTGGTAGTGCACCAGAACTAGTTTCGACCGCTGTAATTTCAGCAGCGCAAAGCCCTATCAATGGGCAGACTATCGACATGATTAACACCATGGGGACGTTTATTCGTCCGGGTGTAACGGCTGGTGTTCGTCAACTCTCAGATAACAGAAGTCATAACCATACAGCGGAAGGTACGCGTTCCAATATTGGATTTTTGGCGGCTGGCCCTGGTCGTGATTTTTCAAACACAACGGTTACTACATCGGCAAGTGGTGGTGATGAAGCTCGCCCTTATAACATCTCACGTGTTTTTTATAAGAGGATTTACTAATGGACTCTCCAGTAACTTTACCTGAGCAAATTGAGGAATACTTTGCTTTCGAAGATGCGTTAATGTTAGATCACGTTGAAGGTGCCATCGAAATCACTGAGCAGCAATACAACGCTGCTTTAGCAGCCAAAATGGAAGGCCGCAAAGCTTTTGTGCTGGATGGTGAGTTAGTCATTTTCTCTGGCGTTATGGTTACTGCGTGGAATAAATCAACTAGACAGCCAGAAGAGTTTGATGAGTTTGATGTAATTCCAGAAGACTACACGCTTATTGAGCCAGTGGGTGACGTTGTTTGGGGTGAGGCTAAATGGGTCGAGCGTATTAAGTCGCCTCAAGAGCTCGCGCAAATCGAGCATTATTGGGTTCTTTCTGAACTTGCCAATGTTCAAATTGAGCTAATGTATCACTGGACCGATGATCAACGCGCAACATCCACTTTGGATGCATGGAAGTTATACGCCAGACAGCTCCGAGACTACACTACTACCGACGAACAAGGCACACCATCAATTCGCGGTGAATCACGACCTGTAAAGCCGATTTAAATCTTATTTAACCCTAATGAAATGAGCACTATGTTTAGTGCTCATTTTTGTAGTCCAGATTGCTCATTTCTCGCGGCGCGCTACAACGAGGAATCTGTGGCTCAATGGCAGATTCCTCAAAACATAAAAAAGGAGACCTAAGGTCTCCTTTTCTCTAGGGGGAAGAATGAGATTAACCGTTGTTACGGATCCACTCATCCATTTCAGTTTTCAGGTTGTCTGATTTAGTACCGAAGATAGCTTGTACACCACCAGAAACCATAACCACACCTGCTGCACCAAGCTTTTTCAGCTTATCCTGATCAACCAGAGCAGTATCGGCTACCGATACACGCAAACGAGTGATACACGCATCTAGGTTAGTAATGTTCGCTTTACCACCGAATGCGGCAACCAGATCACCAGCCAGCTCATTACCGCTTGATGCCGATTTATCAGCGCTCTCGTCTTCACGACCTGGTGTTTTTAGGTTAAGAGCACGGATAACGAATGTGAATACTACGTAGTACAGCACAGCGTAGCCAATGCCTAAGCCAACCAGCAGTAACATGTTATCTGCACGTGGTGATTGAACAACAAAGTCAATGAAACCGTTAGAGAAGGTATGACCGTGAACCACGCCCAGCGCGTTAGTCAGAACGTAAGCCAGACCTGCTAATACAGCGTGGATAGCGTACAGTACTGGAGCTACGAACAAGAATGCGAATTCGATTGGCTCAGTAATACCGGTTAGGAATGAAGTCAGAGCAGCAGAAGCCATGATACCCATTACTTTTGCACGGTTTTCAGGCTTAGCACAGTGAGCGATAGCAAATGCAGCGGCTGGAAGACCGAACATTTTGAACAAGTAGCCACCTGCCAATTGACCGAAGCCATTGCCTGCCGCACGAGAAGCATCGTCTGCTGTTAGGAAGCAAGTCATGATGCCGTTAACGGTTTCACCCGCACCATTCACACAAGTACCAGCTTGGTAGAAGAAAGGTACGTTCCAAATGTGATGCAGACCAAATGGGATCAGTGAACGCTCAACGATACCGTAGATACCAAATGCGGTTACAGGATCTTGGTTTGCCGCCCAGTCAGAGAAAGTGGCGATCGCAGAACCGATTGGTGGCCAAATGAATGACAGAACCACACCCAGTGCAATCGAAATAAAACCCGTGATGATTGGAACAGCACGTTTACCTGCAAAGAAACCCAGATATTCAGGCAGTTGAATTTTGTAGAAACGGTTGAATGACCAAGCTGCAACACCACCGGCTAGGATACCACCCAGAACACCAGTATCGATGCCGCTCACACCCATGACAGTTGCCATGACTTTTAAAGTCGCAACCATAATGCCGTAACCGACGATAGCAGACAGACCAGATACACCGTCGTTGTTAGTAAAGCCTAGGGCAACACCGACCGCAAATAGCAATGGCATTTGACCAAAGACTGAACCACCCGCCTGTTCCATGAGATGTGATACCACTTCTGGTAGCCAGCTAAAATTAGCGGCACCCACGCCTAGCAAAATACCGGCGACAGGCAAAACTGATACTGGCAGCATCAGCGCCTTACCGACCTTTTGCAGATTCGCAAAAGCGTTCTTAAACAT